TAGTAGAAGACACTTGTTTGTGGACTGCACCAGTCGATATGCCTACAGATGGTAAAGTGTATAAGTGGGATGAAGAAACACTTTCATGGAAAGATATATCTGACGGAGAATCAACACCTGTAGTAACTGTTTAAAAGGTTTATATTATTATGTCATCACATGAACTTGGTTATTTTGGAAATATTTGGGTTAGACAACATGTTCTGGAAAGAAAAGAAGATAAAGTTCCTGGCCACAAACATTTTTTTGACCATGTAACATTACTAACAAAAGGTAAAGTAGAAGTTACTGTTGAAGGTAAAGAACCAAAACAATTTACCGCACCAACTTTTATTGTTATTAAAAAAGAACAAGAACATAAAATTGTTGCTTTAGAAGATGACACAATTTATTATTGTGTATTTGCTTTAAGAAACATTGACGGAGAAGTTATTGGTGACATTTACGGAGAACAACATGATCCGAATTCAGCACAAGCATGTCCAGAAGATTATTGGGAAAAAGTAAAAAAGATTGAAAACATTTAAGAGATATCAATTAAATAAAAAATGTCACTACTAAAAATTAAACCGTTCATTATAGATGATACAACTGCAAGTGATGCATTTGTACAGGCTAATGCGGCTTTTCTACAGGCAAACACGGCAGCTGCATTTGCAAATGGTTCCTTTGATAGAGCTAATGCGGCATTCAATACAGCCAATAATGCAACCGACAGCTGGGTTAGAAATCAGGCCAACAACGCATTTAATGCAGCCAACTCCGGTGCAACATTTGCTAATGCATCATTTACAACCGCAAACTCCGGTGCAACATTTGCTAACGGTGCTTTCTTAAGAGCAAATTCAAGTTACGAACAATCAAACAATGCAGCCTCATTTGCTAATGGGGCCTTTGCTTCTGTTAATTCTAGTGCCTCATTTGCGAACAGTTCTTTCATAACAGCCAATGCAGCTGCATCGTTTGCTAACGGTGCTTTCGATAGGGCTAATTCCAGTTATGGAGTTGCAAACACAGGTTCTTCTTTTGCAAATGGTGCTTTCTTACAAGCAAACAATGCAGGTTCATTTGCTAACGGTGCTTTTGTAACTGCAAATGCTGCGGCCAGTTTTGCTAATGGTGCTTTTGATAGGGCTAATGCTGCCTATGCTCAGGCAAATACAGGTTCCACAGATACATGGGTGAGAAACCAAGCCAACAATGCATACAACACAGCCAACTCATCGGGTTCTTTTGCTAATGGTTCATTTGTAACCGCAAATTCAGCAGCCTCATTTGCTAATGGTTCATTTGTGACTGCCAATTCGGGTGCAACATTTGCCAATGCAGCCTTTGCTCGTGCTAATGCGGCCTATGCACAGGCAAATACTGGTGGCGGTGGTTCATCCGTAGATACATATGTCAGTCTAACGATGACTGGTGCAATAACTGTACCATATACAGGCACCAGTAGGTTTTATCCACCTAGAGCAATGACACTAAGTACAGTTTATGCAAACCTATCGACTGCGGCCACTGGTGCTAACTTTACTTACATCATTAAGAAAAATGGAACTAGTATAGGTAATACATTTACCATTACTCAGAATCAAACTGTTATGACTCCGGCAAATATAAGTGTAAGTTTGGCGACTACCGACTATCTAACTTTAGATGTGAACGGTGCATCCGCAACAGACTTATTTGTTAGAATTAAATACACAAACACCTAAATATAAGACTATGACAAATTACTATTTCAAACAAATTTTTTCAATTTATTCGGGCTATGTCTATGAATTTACAGGTAATATTCCTGATGGTGAACCACCTTTAGTATATATTACCGAACAATTTGTGGCCGAACACGGTGACGGACAAATACAAACTGCCGTTACTCAAGTGCCTGGCGGCAAATATTACTTTCATAGTTTTGAAAATTTAGAGTCTGTAAAATTTATTCAGGTCGCAGATTTAAGTTATCAAGAACCAATAATTCCCGATCCCGAACCTGATGCCAATACAGAAGTCGAATCAGTATCACAAGGAGACCAGTAATGTTAGTTAGATATAGAATGAACAGTACGGCTAACGTCACCACTATGAGAACTGACGTAGATAAAATTATCAGAGGTTTGGCTAGTTCGACAGGAGATTTAGGTTCAGGATGTGATACAGCAAACACCATATTCTATGGAACATATCCAACAGGAAAATATGCTCAAGTAGGCACAGCTGCAGGTTCAGACACTTACAGTAAAATACACAATGACTATGGTGACCAAACAGATTACATTAGATTATCTTATGATGCAACAAAATTAACAAGCATAACACTTGCAAACTCATACACATCTGGTACCGATACTCTAATTAATTCCAGAGAAGTAGTAAAGTATGAATCTATTGGATACATACAAGCAAAATTTTCTGGTACAACAATGACAGTTAATGCTGTTGGCAATTTAAAGCTTGGATATACACTGGCTGCTGGTGATATAATCGGTCCAAATTATGATAGATATTATTCTACTGGAACCGCAGGCGGCAACTTCAGTGGCGCCATGGGTTTGATGTTTCCAAAAGCTGGCGAATATGCATTAGGAAATAGTGGCGCAAATTCTTATGATCCAAATAGTGTTTCTCCATCGACAACAATTTCATCACAAATAACTGGCACAACTGGATCAACCGGCACTTATGTTACATCAACATCAAACGAGATGAACGCAGTATTTGGATTTACTTACTGGCAAGTTTTTAGACCTGTAAGTGCCAACATATTACCAAACACATTTAATGCTTATGGTCTACAACAAGGTATCGACATTATTGTAAGTAGTAAAATGCTTGTTATAAGTAGTCCTTACAATGCAACATCTATTGGTATTTTTGACATTGGTAAAAATGGCGTATCGAGAATATATACGGCTGATGCATTAATGGCAGGTATTGATTTAGAATCTGAATATTTCGGTGGAATTATACCTTATAGATATAAGTTTACAACTAATTCTTATGGTTCACAGGCCGCCATGAGCCTGGTCAGTACACCACCATTAAGAAAATTTAATGAAAATGGTTCTGTAGTTGTAATAGAAAATCCAGTGTTTATTAATCATGAAGATAACGGCAACGTATTGTCTGTAATTTATGGATTATATAAAATTCCTGAAAATATATACGGAGCACACACAACTTACGTTGACGGAAGCAGTGTTCGAAGATTCACAATTAATGATTATTCATTACTAACGGAGTAAAAATATGTTATGTAAGATTAACCCCTCAGTTAACGGTACGGTAACCGACCAAGAAGCAGTTGCTATAAATTTTTTACGAGCAATACAAGCCATAACTACTGCAGCTGCAAACACAACACCAAGTGCTTTATCACAAACTGGACCAACAGCATCACCTGCTGGAGCAGATATAATCACACAGGTTATCAGTAATACTGAAGGTGGTGGTTGGGCAAACACTGCTAACACAAACATAACTTCAAACTATTCTACAACTTTTGCTTCTCCTTATACACTAGACCTTTCTAGAGATAGTGGTAAAAGTGCATTTCCGTTTCGCAAGTTGAGTTTCAGAACTAATGTTAATTATGTTTTCAATGGATCATATACAACTTATCCTCACATATTAGTTTCACACGGTTTTAATACAACTGCTAATGCGGGTGGAAATTATTTGTTAGGTACAACTCAAGCTATGCCAGCGGCCGGTGGAGTATATACTAGTAACCGATTTGATGTTAATAAGACTGATGAATCAACCACTGCATATAGTTATACTCCATGGGCACCAGGAGTACAAGGAGGTGAATGGTTGGTAGCTAGCACTGAACGATATTTTATATTAATGTCGGGCGGTTTATCAGGAACGGCAAGTTATGGACCTGGTGCTATGATGTATGTCGGACTAAGAACTACTCAAGCTTGGGAAGATTCATATAACGATAATCCACCGATAGCAAGTGTTTGTTATGACGCCTCATACTTTTGGGATCAATCTTGTGGATCAAATGCAAGTATGTGGACAAGAACTCTTTCAAGTTCAGGCACAGTAAACAGTTCACCATATTGGTATCGAATAAACAACCAGCCGTCAAATGCCACCTCGGGGGCGGTTCTTGACGTAAGTGGCAACTATATAGATCCACTTTCATGTCATTCATATTCAACGTCAGGGTGGAATAATTACATCAGAGATCCTAGATACCTTTGGGCAAATGAGATGCAGTTGCCATTTTGTCCTTCGGCAGGATTTGGCAATTTTAAATCAAAAGTTAGAGGAACTTATCAAGTAACTGGTCCAACAACCGATCCATCCACAGGCACTTTTGTTCCTCCAGCATTTCCAATTGTATTTGCAAAGAACACGCAGGGTGCAACGACTGCTGGCGGCACAGCAATAGGATTATATAAGAGTATGAGTGGATCAGATACTTTCTTACAACAATACTACACACCAGGTCAAACATTTGTCATTAATAACGAAGCATATTATGCATACGTAATAGGAAATGACGGTCTATACAGAGATATGTTCTTGGTAAGAAAGGCATAAAATTAGTCGCTTTGCAAAACTAGACTCACAGATTAATTAAATGGCAACTTTTAGTATTTCCCCAGCAGTTAGTGGGAAATCAACATGGGACTTATCTGTTGATGGTGCTCTAACACTATCAACGGCTGGAACGTGGACAATTGTACCGTCAGCTGATATGTCTATTCCCACCAAGATATGGGGTGGCGGTGGTGGTTCAGGTGAAGGTGGTGCAGGTGCAGGTGCAGGTTATGCAAATGGTTCTATAACACTCGCATCAGGTACATCATATCAATTAATAGTAGGTGGCGGTGGTACAGGCGCAGGTTCAGCTACTCGTACTGCTGGTGGCGGTGGTGCCGGCTCAGGCATACAATTCACATCAAATTCAACTGCAATTCTAGTTGCTGGCGGTGGCGGTGGTTCTGCTGGTGGTGCAACACGACAAGGCGGTGGCGGTGGCGGAACTTCAGGTTCTAATAGTGATAGTGCTGGTTCTGGTGGTGGTTATGGTGGCACTCAATCAGCTGCAGGTGCCGGTGGCGTTGGCAGTCGAAGAACTGGCAACTCAGGTTCTGGCCGCAACGGCGGCGGCGGTAATACAGGTACATCTACATCAGCAGGCGGCACAGGTTTTGGTAATGGCGGCGTAGGAACATACAACGGTGCCGATTCAGGTTCAGGTGGCGGTGGCGGTGGTTACTATGGTGGCGGTGAAGGTGGCGGTAACGAAGGTGGTTTTGGTGGCGGTGGCGGTTCAGGTTATCTACATCCAACACTTGTCTTAAACGGATCAATGACCAATGGTTCTAACAACCTATATGCCGGAAATTATACAGACTCAAATGCAGGAACCTCAGGACAAGGCGGTAATGGTTCAAGTAGTTTGAATGGAAATGCAGGTAAGATTTATTTTGCTGCAAATTTTCCAAATGGATTTTATCAACCAGCAAACACAGTTGTTAGTGGAACAACAATAGATTTCACTTTGTATGATAGTAATTCTTCTAATGTATCATACACAATAACAGGTGTAACAACAGCAGATTTAAACGGCACACCACTAACAGGTTATTTTACAAACACAGCCGGCACTTTTACACTTAGTGTACCAACAAAAGGAAAAGTTGCTGATACAAAAACTTTATCTATCACAACAGGAACGTATACAGCAAACGTTGTAATTACACCTGGTATTTCTGCAAGATATCTTATAGTTGCAGGTGGTGGCGGTGGTGGTTCAGACATGGGTGGTGGCGGTGGTGCTGGTGGTTACTTGGCAGCCAATACATACTCAATTACAGGTGGAACATACACAGTTACAGTTGGTGCAGGTGGCGCAGGTGCACCTCCAGGTGTTGGTCAAGTTAGAGGTACAAACGGGCAAGACAGTTCTGTATTTGGTTTAACTGCAATCGGCGGTGGCGGTGGCGCTTCAGAATATGCTAACAACAATTCTCCTGCCGGCAACGGTGGTTCAGGTGGCGGTGTAGCTAGTAGTGGTAGTACAACGTTTGGTTTAGGTACAGCAGGCCAAGGCAACAACGGTGGTAGTTCTGGCGGCAGTTACTATCCAGGTGGCGGTGGTGGTGCAGGTGCTGCAGGATCAAACACACCTGCTAACGGTGGCGTTGGTCTAACAAACAACATTTTAGGAACAAGTTATTATTGGGCTGCAGGCGGCGGCGGTGCAGGTTATAGTGGCAATGCCGGTAACGGCGGACTAGGTGGTGGTGGAGGCGGCGCACCTAAAGTTGGTGGCGGCGGCCTTGCTGGTACAGGCGGACTTAATGCTGGTGTTGATGGTGAAGTTGGTTCTTTATCTTCACAAACAAACAAAAAAGGTGGTGCGGCCGGTGTCAACACTGGTTCAGGTGGTGGCGGTGGTTCACACTACAACGTAACAAACGATGGTGGTTCAGGCGGCTCTGGTATTGTAGTGGTTAGATACGCAGGTAGCCAACGGGCACTAGGCGGTAATGTTACTACAGTTGGTTCAGATACAGTTCATGCATTTTATAGTAGTGGAACATTTCAAACTTTCACTGGTGGTTTAACAGCAAACACAAACAGTTTATATTGGGGTGATAGTGTAACAATTACATACGCTGCGGATGAGGTCGATGGTACCAATGTAGCATACACAATTACTGGTGTTGAGAGCACACAAATTAATGGTGCATCACTTACTGGTAATTTTACAATAGCTAATAGTGTATCACAATTAACTTTACGGACCACACTAACAACTGTTTCAGCGAATACTATAACTATTACTGCTGGTGGTTATACAACAAATATAGCTGTGTCTTATTTAACATCCTTAACTGGATCAATTGGTGCCAGCTGGGGTTCAAATTTAACATACACGGCTGCAACAAATGGATTAAGTAATAACGCATTGATTCCTTATGCCATCACAGGTAGTAATGTTACTAGTTCGCAGTTATCTAATTTTCCTTTAACTGGAACATTTACGAATATAATCGCACCGCTGCCATTAGGTAGTAATTATTTTGATGGCACAGGCGATTTCTTAACTGTTACTAATGGCTTACCATTTCAATTCGGCACAGGTGATTTTACCATTGAATTTTGGATTAAAACCACAGACGCAGGATTTGATATTATCAATCAATATGCATCAGGTGGAACAAATTGGTCTCTTATAATTCTTTCAGGTAATATCTACTGGCAAAACTCCAATGCAGCTTCAAGTTTGTATTATCTTGCGCTCAGTTCATTACCTGCCAATCCAACAAGTGGTTCTTGGACACACGTTGCAATTACTAGAACATCAAGTGTATTGAAATACTGGATCAATGGAACAGGCACTGCATCAACGCAAGCTGATACTACAAATTATGCAGGCGGTGCATCACTCGTAAGAATAGGTTCCGGTTATTATGGAGATTTGCAAGGCAACATTTCTAATTTGAGAGTTATTAAAGGTGTTGCAGTTTATACAGCAAACTTTACTCCTTCTGTAACACCATTATTTGCAACACAAAGTTCTGGAACAGGTATCGCTGCAATCACAGGTACACAAACAAGTTTATTAACATGTAAGAGTCAAAGCACCCTTACTGATTATAGTACAAATGCATTTACTGTTACAGGTAACGGAAACGTTGCGGCCAATACAGAATATCCAGGAACATTTACTTCCGCTGGTGGAACTACAAACGTAGGAACAGGCACACTAATAATTACCACAAACACCTCGGCTCCTTTATTATCTTCAGCCAATGGATTTCTTACTGTTGGTTCGAACACAATTGCTTTTACAATTAAAACTTCAACTGCTGTTGTTACGAATAGTTTTTCAACATCCGTGGATTCTTTTACACCAATTAACACCAGCACATCCGACATACATTCACAAAATGTGGAGGCAATATTAAGTTCCAACGGATCAGTGGCAATAACGGTATTGAATCCAATCACCAATCAAAATACATTAGTGTTTATTAATACCATTACAACAGATATACATTCACAAAATGTTGAAGGTATTGTAACTGTTAGCACAAATTCATTTAATTCGGTGATAAGTTCCAACACAATAAACCCATCAATATCAACGATTGTTCCTCTACCAACATACGCATACAGTTCAGGCACAGAAATATCAGCCAATGGAAATGCAATATCTGCGCCGGCTACGGTCACTCAAACCTGGTACATCTAAAATTTTCAATAAAAAATGTGAAATAAATAGAATGAAAAGGTTATAAAGAATGTCAACTCAAGTCCCTCCATCAAGATTAGATTCGACCAAAGACTTTTCTTCTTTGGTACCATCTGCATTTGCAAGAGCTAATGCTGCTTTCTTGCAAGCAAATAATTCTACTGACACATGGGTAAGAGTACAAGCCAATAATGCATATGATTCAGCTAATGCGGCCTTTCTACAAGCGAACAATTCTACCGATACATGGGTAAGAGTACAAGCCAATAATTCTTTTAATAAAGCAAACTCAGCCGCAGACTTTGCTAACGGTGCATTTACAACAGCCAATTCAGGTGCATCATTTGCTAATGCGGCCTTTGACCGTGCTAATGCTGCTTATACTCAGGCAAATACAGGTGGTGGCACAGACGCATTTGCAAGAACACAAGCAAACAGTTCTTTTAATACCGCTAACGCAGCCTTTGACACAGCGAACGCAGCCTTCGCAGCTGCAAATACAGGTGGTGGCGGTGGTACTACCGCAGCTTACGTAAAGACCTATTACTGGAAAGGTGCATTGACAGAAAACGTTGGCACACTAAGACACTATATACCTCTTGTAACAGCAAACGTAACATCAATTACTTCCTATTTGGCCTCTCCAGGTTTAACACAAAGCACAGCTGTTGTTAAGAAGAATGGTACTGTTATAAACACAATAAGATTTGCGGGTGCTGGAACATCAAACACACAAACAGGTTTAACGATTCCAGTTACCTCATCAGACTACTTAACAGTTGATATTACACAAAGTAGCAGTGGTTCAGATTTATACATTAACTTCATATATCAAGGATAAGTTATGAGATTCGAAGAAATACAAAACATCTTTCAAACTCCATGGTTGTCACCATGGCAACATGATTATTATGCAGCAACATTCTTGGAACCAAAAACAAGCCAAGAATTCTTGGACTATGCGTACAGTAAGATTCAAAACCTTTCTGGCATTTGGTACGAAGTGGCTGGTCCAATGGCATATTTTGTTGTGGCCAAAGGCACTGTAATTCCAGAAGATTTTGCTTATGCATTAGCACAGGCTGAAGATGTACCAGAACAACCTGTGATAGAAGAAGGAACAGAATAATGTATATCAAATTAAATTTTA